TGGGGCGCCGAGGACATCGAGCGCTACCTGCGCCTCTCCTGGACGCTCACGGAAGCCACGACGTTCACCTTCCGCGCCGTCGGGTTCGCCGACGTCGCCTACGCGGCACCGAGCGACCTGGGCCGCTACGGGCTTCCCGAAGGGGCGCTCGAGGGGCTCAGTATCCGCGACCGCATCGACCCATGCGTCGCTGCCGCCGACGAAGCCGACGGCCACCTGGCGGCCGCCTACACGCTTCCCATCGTGGCCTGGAACGAGGACCTGCGCCTCCACTGCGCCAAGATGGCGGTCCGGTACACGCTGGACAAGCGGGGCTGGGACCCGGAAAGCCGAGACAACGTCATCGAGACGGCGTTCGACCGGGCCGTCAAATGGCTCGGCAACGTCGCCAAGGGACTTGTTCGCCCACCCGGCATCATCGACACCGCCCCCGAAGTCTTCGAGGCCGGCTCCGTCGTCGTGAGCCGCCCGCGCCGCGACAACTCCTGGCTCTGACGCGCCGTGCCCAAAGGCTCCGTCCGCTTCACCGGCGACTTCGCCAAGCTGAAGGGCTGGGGCCAGCGCTTCGACAACGTCGCGGCGTCTGGGATGCAGATCGTCTCCCTGCAGCTCGCCGAGGAATCGCTCGAGCTCGTCCGGGAGGGGTTCGCCACCACGACCGACCCCTACGGGAAGAAGTGGGCGCCGCTCGTCATTCGGAACGGGCGGCCCCTCAGTGACACGGGCGGGCTTCGCTCGAGCTGGTCGGTCCGCGAGCGCACCGCCAAGCGCTTCCGCATCGAGTCGCACAAGAAGCACTCGATCTTCCACCAGAAGGGCACGGGGCTCTATGGGCCCCGCAAGAAGCGGATCGAGCCCGTCCACGCCAAGGCGCTCAAGTTCAAAGGGCCCAGCGGCCCGATCTTCGCCAAGTCGGTGAAAGGTTCGCCCAAGCGCCGCATGGTGCCCGACCGAGGCCTACCGCCGCGGTGGGCCAGGCGCCTCAAGGCCACGGCAGTCGAGACGCTCGAGGAGCTGTACCGAAAATGACCGCCCCACTGCTTCATGAGGTCCAGGATGCCGACGTCATCCGGGAGCGCTACGCCGTCCAGGGCAGTAGCCTCGAGGTGGGACTCTGCGCGCCTGGTAGGCCGTTAGCGCCGCAGCTCTTCATCTACCGCGGGGCCATCGTCGACGACGACGCGACCGGCTGCGCGCGAGCGCGGTTCGATCGCTTCGCACTGACGGCCGCCTTGGCGCGCGAGATCTCAGCCTGGGTCGCCGAGAACTACCCGAGCGCCCCCAATTGACTCGCCTCGAAGACTTCGCCCAGCTCGTGCACCGCAAGCTCGCCGACCCGTCGGTCGCGCTCGAGGTGGGCAAGAAGAAACTCGCCGCCAACGCCGGCGCCCGCCGGATCGTTTGGCACAGAAGCCAGACGCCCTGCCGCGTCCAGTTCGCCGACCGGCGGACGGGCGGGCAGAAGTTCGGCACCGAAACGCTCGACGCCGGGGCTCCTCCGGTATCCCGCGAGCTCCAAACGCTCGACCGCATCGAAACCGCCCAGGTCCACGTCAAGGCCCAGGACGGCGACGATCTCGAGCTGCTCTTCGACGCCTTCTGCAAGGCGCTCGAGCTCGCGGCTCCGGGCGCCATCAGCGAGCGCGAGTTCGCGGCGGGCCTCCCCTACTCGTGGACCGAGGACGAGTTCCACGGCCAGCGCTGCCCTGTGATCGCGCTCGACGTGTCCTTCCGGATCCCCGTCGCGACCGAAACCAAGACGCTCACCATCGTCAGGGCCACGACGACCACCTGCACGATGCTCGACACCGAAGAGGACGCATGACCGAAAAAGCCAAGGACGCTCTGCCGCCGCCCGACAAGCTCACCCCTGCGGACTGGGCCAAGAAGCTCGGACCGAAGGTCGCCCCCCCGCACCTCGTCGCATCGGCGTCCTACCTGCACGGCTGGAAGGACCACGCCTACCACTACCAGGCCGAGCCGCTCCTGCTCGAGCAAGGGACCTTCCTCGAGGCCCTCAAGGCCGCGAGCGCGTTCCCGACGGTCGCCCCCCACGCGCCCGCCTTCGGCAAGACCGTCGGCGAGCGCTTCAAAGACTTCAAGCCGCAGGCCGCCAAGGCCGCTGCAGAACCCGCCAAGAGCGGAAAGGGCTCCTGATCCATGGCAGCGAAACCCAGCGCAACAGAGACCGTTCGCGACCCCGGGCTCGGCATTGCGGGCAACGTCAGCCTGCGACCCGCCGTCATCGGTGAGTGCAGTCTCGGCGACGACAACTCCGTCAAGCTCTACAGCTCGATCGGCAAGCTCGTCGACGAGCGCGGCCAAGGTCCTGGCGTCGAAGCCGTGGCCCAGATCCTGGCGACCGTCGGCGGCCCCGTGCTGTTCGTGAAGTGCGCCACCACGGTGGCGGCAACGAACGGAGCGGTCACGCAGTCGGGCGCCGGCCCGGCCGTCACGCTCACGGGCGCCGCTCTGCTCGACGCCAACATCTACGTGGTCGTCACGCTGGCCGGCATCCTCGGTACCGGGAAATTCAAGTACTGCCTGGACAACTTCTCGGGCGCCACGGACTCCGACCGGACGTTCAGCGAGGAGCTGCTCATCCCCTCGGGCGGCACCTTCGCGATCCCGACCCTGGGCATCACGCTGACCTTCGCCGCCGGGACCTACGTGATCGCGGAAACCTACGCCGCCACGGTCAACTGCGCGGCCGCCAACGCGACCAACCTCGGCGCGGCGCTCGATGCCCTCTACGCCTCACCGCTCGAGTGGCGCTTCGTCTACGTGGTGACGAGCAACAACGCCGGCGACGCGACGGCGCACGCCACGCTCGCCGCAACGCTCCAGAGCAAGCTCACGACATTCGCCGCGGCATCGAAGAAGCGTCGCGGCATCATCGCGACCAACCTGACGGGCGCGGACCCGACGAGCGCCCTCACGTCGGTGGCGGCCGTCCGGGTGCTCTTCGCCCACGGGCGCGCGCGCGTCATCACGCCGAAGTCCTTCATCGGCTACGCGGTCCCGACCCAGCCCGCCGCGACCTCGTTCGCCGTCCGGGCCGCGGGTTGCCTGCCCTCCACGGACCTCAAGCGGGTCGCGGGCGACGGCGTCCACGACGGCGGGCCTCTACCCAACATCGTCTCGCTGTTCGAGGACGAGGAAGTCAGCCCCACGGGCCTGGACGACATCAAGGTGTCGACCCTCCGGAGCTACTCGGGCGGCGACGCCGACGGCTTCTACATCACGCAGGCTCGCCTGAAGAGCTCGGCAGGATCGGACTTCACGCACTGGCATCGCGGCATCGTGATGGACATCGCGTGCGAGGTCGCCCATCGCATCACGACCCGCTGGATCGGCAAGGGCCTGCGCACCAATGACGATGGCACCATCGACGAGCGGGACGCCGTCCGGCTCGACAAGGAGGTCAACGACGCCCTGAAGGACGCCCTCTTGGACCCCCAGAACGCCGAGGGGACGCCCGGCCATGTCTCGGCAGCTCTCTACGCGGTGAACAGGGCGCTCAATGTCCTGTCCACCGAAACCATCGACGGCGAAGTGGCCATCCGGCCCAACGGCTCCGCCAGCTACATCACCACGACGCTGAGCTTCTCGCTCAAGGTCGGCAACGAGGAGGCAGCGTAAGATGGGCCAAAACTACCCCGACCAGCAGGGCTTTGCGTCCAACTTCGTTGGCGCCGAGCTCGACATGAACGGCCGGATCTGGACCGCCATCACGAGCGTCCAGATCAACCAGCCGACCGAAGAGGACGAGGTCCGCGGGACCAAGGTCGGGCCGCTCAAGCGCACGGTCGGCACCATGGGGCTCGGCGAGGGCACCGTGACCTTCTCCGACGAGGACGAGCGCATGGACTTCCTCGAGTCGCTCGGCGACGCCTACCGGGAGAAGATCTGGGGGCTCATCTGGACGATCCGCAACAAGGTGACGGGCACGGTCCGCAAGATCGAGTGCATCTCCTGCCGGGTCCTCGACAACCCCATCGAGCACGAGGAGGGCGCGGCGCCCCTCGGCGGTGACATCGCGTTCTCCTTCATGGAGCACAAGATCAACGGGAAGACGCCCCATAGCTGATGGCCAAGAAGAAGACCGCGGCGGCCGGAACGCCGTCGAATCCCCGGACCGACACCGTTGAGGTCAAGACACCGCTCGGCGTTCTGGTCTGCCGGCTCCCCGGCACCCCCGAGTGGGATCTCTACCTCCAGAAGCTCAAGCGCGGCCAGCAGGCCGTGGGCAGGCGCGAGCTCGTGCAGCTCTGCGCCATCTCGCCGGACCTCGAGGCCATCAAGGCCATGCTGCAGCGCTACCCGGGTCTGCCTGAGCCCGTCGTCGACGAGCTCGGGCGCCTGGTCGGTGACGAGACGATTCCCGACGAGGACCACGACGGGGGCACCATCACGGTGACGGTCGACGGGTCCGAGTACTCCTTCGCGGCACCGAGCCAGCTCGACTGGGAAGAAGTCGACGCGCAGCGAAAGAACCCCAAGGTCGAGACGGGGCCAGCCTTCCGCTCGTTCCTGTCGAAGTGCCACCAGGGTGAGCAGGGCGCGCTCGACGTGCTCTTCAAGCGCTGGCCCGGCATCATCGCCACCCTCGTGCGCTCGCTCGGCAACATCGCCGGCTCCGGGTTCGAGGTCGTCGTAAAAAAAGGCGTGAGCTCCTCCGGCGGGCAAAGCGGAGCCACTTCACCGCAGCCGAGTGCCTGACGGCCTTTCGGGCCGGTGACAAGTCGGACGAGGCCTTCACGGGGGCGCTCCTGGTCTCGGAGTCGATGGACGATCTCCGGGTCCTCAAGAACACCGTGGTCGCGCTTGGAAAAGCGCTGAGCAAGAGAGGGAAGCGCAGGCGTGGCTGACGAAAAAGCGTCCTTCGAAGTCTCCCTCAAGGACGCAGTCTCGCGCAGCGCCAAGAAGGCAGCGCGGGGCGTCGACTGGATGCTCAAGGGCTTCGGCAAGGCCGACAAGGCCAGCCAGAACCTCGGCGGAGCGCTGGCTCCCCTCGACGGCGGCTTCCGCCAAGCGGCTCGCGGCTCATCGTTCCTCGCTGACTCGCTGAAGCTCGAGGCCCTCAAGGGCGCCGCGAACGCAGTGGTCGGCCTCGGTGCGTCGCTCTTCCAGTCGGCTGCCTTCACCGACCAGATGACGCTGGCCTTCGACCAGCTGACGCACGGCCACGGAGCCGAGACCCTCGACCACACTCGGCGCATGGCCGAGCTGCTCGGGCTCGACGTCCACGACACCACCAAGGCCTACAAGAACTTCCTCGCGCTCCAATTCAACCCCGCGATGGCGGACAAGCTCCTCCTCATGGGCGGAGACATGCAGGCCCTGGGCTCCTCTGCGGAGGAGGTCCAGGGCATTTTTACTGCCCTGGGACAGATCAAGTCCAAGGGTCGCCTGCAGGGCGAAGAGCTGCTCCAGCTCCAGGAGCGCGGCATCTCGGGCGAGCTCGTCAAGCAAGAGCTGCAGAAGCAGCTCGGCCTGGACAGCATCGCCGACGTCGACAAGCTCCAGCAGGCCGGCAAGATCTCCGCCGACGACTTCTTCGTCGCGTTCGAGAAGGCGATCAACCGCAAGCTCGGCCAGTCCGAGGTCGGCGAGACGGGCAAGAAGTTCGCCGAAGAGAACATCGCCGGCATGGTCGGGGTCATCAAGGCCAAGGCTACGAACCTCTGGGACGGCCTCATCCAGGGCGGCGCCATGGACGAGATCAAGAACGCCCTGCGGAGCACCGCCAAGGAGTTCGAGGCGTTCGTTCTCTCACCGCAGGGCGCGGCAACGATCCGCGGCGTTTCCTCGGCCGTCGTGGGCCTGTTCCACGTGGCCGGCACGGTGCTCCCGATGTTCGTCAGCGCCTTCGGGACCGCGGTCGACGTCGTCCAATGGGCCGGCGACCATGCGGTCCCGCTTCTGAGCGCGTCGCTCGTCCTCTTGGCACCCGCGGGGTTCTCCGCGGCCGCTGCTGGCTGGGCCGCGGCTTCTGCTTGGCTCGCCGCTACGGCACCCCTTCTGCTGCTCGCTGCCGCCGTCGGGCTCTTTACCTACGCGTTCACCGAGGCCCTGAAGGTCGACTGGGCCTACCTCTGGGGCGACATCAAGGCCGGTGCGCTGGGGCTTTGGGAAGCCATCAAGGGCACGGCCGCTGGTGTCTGGGAGTGGGCGTCTGGCGTGGGCAAGTCGATCGTCGACGGCATCACGGCGGGCATCAAAGCCTACTTCATGCTCCCCGTGCAGGCGATCCAGTGGCTCTCCGACAACGTGCTCGGTGCCGCCAAGAACGCCCTCGGGATCGCCTCCCCGTCCAAGGAGTTCGAGCAGCTCGGCTTGTACTCAGGACAAGGGTTCACCGATGGCCTGACGGACTCGATGCCGGCGGCCAATGACGTCTTCCCCGACTTCATGACCGCGAGCTCGCGCATGGCGCCGCCTGATTTCGGTGGCGTCAGCGGTGGCGGCCGCGGCGGCAACGTCGTGCACCTGACGGTCAACGTCAACGCCACCGGCGGCGACGCCGAGGCCATTGCAGCGGCGAGCGTCTCTGGGGTGCGCGACGTGATCCACGACATGCTCAACGAGTTTGCCGACGAAAGCGCAGCGTGACGCGTGACGATCGATTGGACCCAGGGCGACGACTGGGACACCCTCTACCTCGGCGGTGAGGTGGTGCCCGGCGTCGCGACCGTGAGCGCGCGGGCCAAGGACGGACGCGACCAGCAGAAGTCACGAGGCTCGCGCGGCAAGCGCACGCGTCAGGACGGCTCGCCCGGCGTTGCCTTCAAGGTGACGGTCGAGATGCTGCCCGGGGAAGCTGACGACTTCCGCGAGCGCATCCTGCCGATACTCTACAAGCGGAGCGTCGGCGGCGTCGGCGATCCACTGTCGATCGCTCACCCCCAGGCGGCAATCTTCGGCATCACGGCCGTGACGGTCGGCGACATCGACTCCCCGCCACCGAAGAGTGGTGGCACCTGGAGGGTGTCCTGGGACATGGACGATTGGGTCCCTGAGCCCAAGGAGGCAAAGAAGCCAGCCGCCATCCCGGGCCCCGTGACCGCTCCTCCCGGCGTCCAGCCTCCTCTCACCTTGCAAGAGCTCGCCGAGGAAAACGCCTTCGGATGATCACCCTGAGCGGTGCGCCTGTGCTCGCGGGCAAAGTCTCCCTGCCCTACGTGGGCGCCTGGCGGGCCGCGCTCGAGCTCGGGACCGACGAGCAGCCGAGCGGCCAAGTCGACATCGACGACGGCGAGGGCACGACCTATCGCGGCACCGTCCTCCGGGCGGGCCAGATGGGCTCCCGGATGTTCTGCATGGTGGTCGGCGGCGCCGGCGGCTTGCGCGTCCAGCAGGAGCCTCAGCACTTCCGCAACACCACGGTGGCGCAGGCCTTGGCGGGGATCCTGGCGGCCGCTGAAGAGACCCAGGACCCCAACATCTTCCCCTCGTCGACCTCGACGGCGATCGGCTTCTGGTCGACCCAACAGGCCACGGGCGGCGCGAACATCGCCAGCCTTTGCGACGAGCACGACCTGCTTTGGCGCGTGCGCCCGAGCGGAGTCGTCTGGGTGGGGCCGGCAGCTGAGTCCCTCGAGGCACCCGGTGAGGCCCTGGTGCTCGACGGTGTCCCGGCGGTGCCCCGCTTCCTCTGTGCCCCCGAAGGGCTCTGGCTCCAGCCCGGCATGCAGCAATCCCGCGGCAAGGTCGAGCGGGTTGAATACGACCTCTCGGACCACCTCCGAGCGACCTACTGGGTGACCGATGGCTAGCGCGACCTTCGACGGCAACAAGACTCCCCGGGTCACCGTCACGACGATCGCCAACGAGGAAACCGGCCAGGACAGTTACTCGGCCGAGATCACGATTCTCGGAGTCGCGCCAGCGCGCGGCACCACGGCAGAAGAGCGAGCCGCCGGGATCTCCCAGCTGAGCCTCCCCATCACCGTCGAGGCCCGGGACGTGGCTGGTCTCATCGACATCGCCAAGCGGGCAGCCTCCACTGCCGTCTACCTGACGCCCGGTGTCGAGCTCGACTTCGTCGGGTTCATCATGACGGAGTACTTGACGGCCCGCGCGGTGCGCGGAGCCCTGCGGGCCATCGACGAGGACCTCGTCTAGGTGGCGGCAGAACCCGGCAAGGACGGCAGCGACGCACTCAAGCGGTTCATCCGCTGGGTGATGCGGGACGTCACCTACCTCGGCGTCTACCCCGGCACCGTCATGGGGCAGGCCGGCGAGACCTGCGACGTCAAACCCGACGACGAGAAGATCGGCGGACCCAACGGCCTCTCGGGCGTGAAGATCCGGCACGGCCTGCCGGGCGTCGCCATCATGATTCCACCCGGAGCCCGGGTGCTCCTAGCCTTCGAGGAAGGCAAGCCCAGCAAGCCCTACGTGGCGCTCTGGGAGCGGGGCGCCGTCATCACGCTGACCTTTGCCGACGGCACGATGCCGATCGCGCGAGTCGGTGACCAAGTCATGATCACGAGCGCCACCTCGGCAACGGGCGGGCCCGTCACCGGTACCGGCATCATCACGGCCGGCAGCCCGAAGCTTCTCGGATGACCGTCACCTACCTCGGCGGCATCACACTGGCGGAGGCCATCCCGGGCCTCAGCGAGTCCCTCGGCGCCGTCGGCGGCGCGCTGACGAACCTCCGGGACACCATCGCGGCCAACTCGGCGCTCCTGCAGAGCGGCATCGACGCCGTCACGGGCGCCATGCAGGACCTCGAGTCCTCCAAGGACGCATTCGTCGGTGGTCCCATCGAGGCCGTCAACGGCAAGATCGACGCTGCCCAGGGGCTGCTGACCAGCATCTCGAGCATCACGGACGCCTCGGCCTACCTAAGCGCCGCCCTGGCGGGCATCGACGCCGGCAGGGCGCTCCTCGCGGGGCTCGTGCCATCGACGTACCTAGCCGACCAGGTCGCAGCCGTGAACGCCGGCGTCGACGGTCTCCAAGGAGAAGCCGACACCCTGCTCGGCACCGCGGACTCCATGACGGACGTCACGGCGCTGACGGCCGAGCAGATGGCGGCGGTCCAGAACGTCAAGAACGCGATCGACCTCGCCACCGCGACGGCGCTCTCCGGAGTCGTCGCCTACGTCGAGCAGGTCTCTCAGCTGGCTGCCTCAGGCATCCACGCTTTCTGGTTCGTGGGGGCGCTCTCGAGCATGGGCTCCGAGATCGATGCCGCTCTTCCGGACACCGGCCTCGGGGGCTCCACCGTCATCGCGGGGCCCGTCCTTGTGGTCGACACCGCCAACACGGCCGGGCTCGCGGCGCTCGAGGACGTCTTCGGGGCCTAGCCCCTAGGGGCAAAGTTCTGGGCTATCAATGCAGAGTAGGCACACCTCGGTGCAGGCGTAGCCGGGAAACTCGCTGTATGTGCACGCGTCCTGAACGCCGCCCGGTTCGTAGGTCGGACTCTGGGAGCAATTGCACCATCCCGGGTCGCAATTGAGACACGTCGGGCTCTCCGGGTCTCCTCCGCAGTAGCGATCCTTCGCGCCCCCAGCCGAACAAGCCAAAGCCTCGCCGTCGGCGCAATTGACCGAAGGCGCTCCGCCGCTCGCCTCCACGCCTCCGGTCGCCTCGACGCCGCCGGAACTCGGCGCCCCGCCGCTAGTCTCCCCGCCCGAGCCAGGAAGCGCTCCGCCGCTCGCTGGACTCCCGCCGCTGTCCTCGGCGCCGCCGGTCGCCAGCGCGCCGCCTGAGGCCCCACCAGAGCCATTCCCGCCAGTAGCCGCGGCCTGGCCCCCAGAGGCCTCGTCCCCACCGCTCCCCGTCGCTCCGCCTGAGCCGCCGGGTGCCGGGATGTAGTCACCGCAGCCCACAACCACGAGCAGCGAAGCCATGACCAGAGCGCGTGACATGCCGACCAACCTAAGTCCGCGCCGCCGAGGGTGCAAACATTGACGCTCGGGAGCGACATCTCCGGGGTCGAGGACCTCGATGCCGCCCTCTCGGAGGTGTCGGGCCGCCTGGCACTCGCGCAGGCCATCCTGCGGCGCTTCAAGACTCCAGTCGGAACGCTCCCCGAGGATCCGACCTACGGCTTCGCGCTCGTGGAGATCATCGGGACTACGGTCTCGACCCTGCGCATCGAGCAGGGCGTGCTCGCCCAAGTCTACGCCGAGGAGGAGGTCGACCAGGCAAGCGCCAGCGTCACCTACTCGCTGGGCAGCGAGGCCGTCGCCATCGAGATCCGGGTCCGCGACGGCGAAGGCCCCTTCGAACTCACGGTCACGGCCGACGCCCTGACGATCGAGATGCTTCTCAACGGACAGCCCGTAGCCACCTGATGCTTTCCCTCGCCCAACTCACGACCCCCCTGACCAGAAACCAGGTCACGGACTGGGCGCTAGAGGTCCTCAAGGGCTTCGGCTTCCAGACCACGGGCTGGCAGAACGGCCGGATCCAGAAGTCGCTGCTCCGAACTTTCTCGACCATCTTCAGCGACGGCACCGAACTCGTGGCGTCGATCGCCAAGAACTCGATCAACGAGACGGCGGTCGGCGCGGGGCTCACGCTCCACAGCCGGAGCCGATTCGGGAACGAGCGTATCGCGGCCGTGCGGACGGCCGGCCCCATGGTGCTGACCAGCACGGCGACCATCCCCTACACGATCGCGGTCGCGCAGCTCGTCGCCACCGATGCCCTGGGGCACCAGTTCCGGAACACGACCGCCGGCGCCATCACGGCCGGCGGGACGCTCACGCTTCAGTGGGAGGCGGTGCTAGCCGGCGCCGGCTACAACGTCGGCAACGGCACCGTGACCGTCCTGACGACGCCGCTGGCCGGCGTGACGATCACGAACCCCGACGCAGGGGACGGGACCTGGTACACGACCGTCGGCGCCGACGAAGAGCTCGACCGGGACCTGCGGATCCGGAATGCGTCGAAGTTTCCCACGCTCTCCCTCGAATGGACGGAGAACATGTACATCTTCGCGGCCCGGGACATGGGGGTCAGGAAGGTCCGGATCGACGCCTCCAACCCACGAGGGCCCGGATCGGTCGATGTCTACTTGAGCCTGGAATCCCTCCATCTACTCCGACGAGGAAATGGAGGGATTCCAGGCTCTCTTCGCCGAGCGGACCTTCCAAACCGAAGCCGTTTGGCCGCCGACAGACCTCCCGCTCCCGTCGCATGTCTACTGCAAGCAGCC